TTAACTTCCATAACCTTTAGGGGTCTGGCTGAAAGTTTAGTACCTTTAGGGTACATTTTGAACTTTGAAGGTAAATCGTCTATTGGGTGATAGGTATCTTTTGAAATAGGTTCAACTGGTTTCGACTTTTTAGGGGTCTTTACTTCAGTTGTTTGATTTGGAATAGATCCATTTTCATCTACATCTTCCATTTTCATATCAATTCTCCGTATAAAATAAATTTGTATACAGTTATTTATATTTTAGAGAAGAGGTTGTATTTGTATCATTGGCCCAGCACCACCAAGAATTGATCCAGCTCCACCACCACCACCTTGACTACCGTGACCTTTACCACCAGAATTTGTAGGGTTTTGTTTGGTGTTGACCGCAGGTACACTGCCTTTAGAATACACTAGTTCATAGTAATCTGATCCAAAGGTAATTGTATATGTGATGGTATTGTTGTTTCTGTAATTATATTCAGGCTTACTCGCTTTTAGGAAGTAACAATCCATGAATGAATATGTTGCTATGAGATCTGATGTCTCATCTGTGATGTTTATGTTGACTGGGCCTAATCTTGCAGTATTTGGATCTGTATATAGTCCAAATTCATCTAAGATTCTTGCTTGAAGCCATTGTATAAAGAATCCAATAGTTCCTCTTGCGTCTTCTTCTAACTCTATTTCTAATTCAAAACCTTTATGGTCTAATACTGGAATAGTTTTTGGAAAAACTCCAATCTGTTGCATTTCTTTTTTAAATGCATACTGATCAACATTTACTTTCTTAACGTGATAATTACTTAAATAAGTTCTAGGACTAAAATTAGAAAAACCAGCGGACTCCGAGAGTACGCTGAGTCTTTGTTTAAGATTACCCGAATCGTTATTCGAATCAGGAAAATCTATCATAAAATTATAGGTTCTCTGAATTGATCGAGAGTCACTAAAAAAGCTCTCGACCAACTTAGATCCTGAATTTAGTTTAGCCATAGTTATTAATCATCTACTGGTGAATCTGTGCTGTCAGGATTTGTAAATAACCAGTAGTCGTATGTGAAAACTACTTCATATTTTACAGATTCATTTACTCCATATGCAAGAGATACTGTAGCTACATTGCTAATAAAAGCATTGTAAAGTGTTACGTGAGCTTCAGTTTCATGACCATTAGCTTTATAAGTTATTAATTCTATATCACTAATAAGTTGGTCTCTTGTATCTTTTGCTGCACCAGAATTCTGTTTATGATTCATGTCAGTGAGTAAGTTATTCCATTGTTCGAATCTAAGCATAGATTTTGTATCATCATATTCTTCTATTTGAAGAGTTAATGTATTTTCATAGTTTACTTTACCATGATAAAATCTTTTCATGCCGAAAAAATCACTCTGAATAGGTTCGTTTCCACGAGCTGGTATCTGAGCGGTTCTTACTCTTATAACCATATCATCTTCGTCCCATGCATTCTTTAAGCCTGGTGGCGTAGGAATTCTCACTTCAAAGAGATACTGTCTTAGAATATCTTTAGATTTTGATATTCGTTGGTTTATGTGAAATTGCTTTTGAGGCATATTTTTCTCCTTTTAAAAAACTTTTAAAGGAAGGGCTTTCGCCCTTCTTTTGGTAACTTTATGCGAAAGAAACCCCAGTTCGAGTTATGATTACTGTCATCTCAATGAATTCAATAACTTTTGTAGGTTGTACAAAAATCGATACATTAAGTTGGTTGTTATCAATAACCTGTGGTGGGTTATTTGTCTCATTTACAACTACTTGGTAATCAGTTACACCACCTGCAGATCTTACCGATGACATAAATGAATTTACTACAGCAAATACTCTCTGTCTTGTTGATAGAGTATTAAGTTCGAAAACAAATGGTAGTAATCCAGGTTCTACACTATTTTCAACAAATAGTAAAAGTCTTCTAACATTTATTCTGTCTAATGCTGATGCTTTTCTTTGTGCAGTTTTTTGTCCCCACATAACATTACCAGTATTTCTGATCAACTTAGATGTGTTAATGTTGTTATCATATAAGAAGCCTAATTCAGGTTCTGTGAAAACAATATTTTGATCTAATGAAGGTATGATCCCTCTGTTGATTCCTGCTGGTGCTTGCCATGTGTCACTTACTCTGTCAGTTCTAGCCATTAGTACAGCACCATAAATTGATTTAGGTATAAGTACTCTTTTGTCTGTGAAACTGTCGTAGATCTCATCATATCCGGCATAGTTAGCCATGTATGAAGGAGCTGGGTAAGAGTAGCCGTTGTTGTTTAAGAAATCAACTATTTGTGTTGGTTTAGTTAATGTTCTAGGGCCAATCTGTGCGACACCGATAGCGTCCAATCTTGTACTTGCAATAGTTGCAACTTTAACAAAGATAGGTACTCTTGAAGCTGAAGCTTCATCGGGTGGTATTAGTATGTTAACTGCTACTCTATCTCTAGATGCAAATAAATCCCACGCAGCAATTGTTTCTGCAGGAGTATTAGATATATCGTCAAGACCATTACCTAAAGCTTTTGTTACGGTCATATTCTGTGGATATTTGAAGTCCGAAGGATTTACGTAAGCTAATAGTGAAGATCCATTAATAACATCTGACGCATATAATGTACCACCACCAGCATTTTTAGCTTGTGGGTTATTACTAACTAGATATTCTTCATCAGGTACTGCACTTATTCCACCGTTGTCAGCGAATATAGATTCATCTGATCCAGTAGTCTTAGTAAAGAGTTTAACCTTGTACACTGACTTCCAAGTTGCGTCTACTGCAGTGCTTGGTACTGAAGAAGTTCCGATAATTGTAGGATCATCAAATGTGAATCCCCAATCGAAAAGACCGTCTTTTTGTTCAGATGCGGTTGTGATGATCGCAACACCGATGTCGTCACCATATAGTCCAGGGCCGATAGATCCTACTATAAGTGCTTCGTCGAATTCTACTGTAGCTGATATACCGCTTGTAGCAGGTGTATCTACGGCAGAAATTGTTGCAATTAATCCTAGAGATGCGTTATCAAGATCGAAAATCTTGTTTGCTTTATTACCATCTTCAAATCCATTCTCTGCAAAGAGCTGACTTGGATCTAATGGGTTGATAGTTGCAAATGCAGGGTCGTTAGCATCTACTTCTAATCTTGTTATAACATCGTCATAAGCTGTTGGATGAGCTGAAACATCTGCTGCAGAACCTGTAAATCCAAAAGTACCTACTGTGAAGTCTCCTGATAATATAGTTTGGTCACTGTTAATAGCGAGGTTTGAGTATTGTTCGCTTCCGAATGATGGTCTTACGAACCATAGGAAGCTAGATTCTTGTAAGAATGCTGGCGCTGCGTAATAGGCGTTTTCAGAAGATAGACCAGAAACTGGTGTACCAAATGTCTCATGAAAGTCTTGGTCGGTTGTAACCAATACTCTTGAGTTTACGATACCTTTGCTAGTTTTTCCCACCATTGCACCAATACTGGTTCCGGCTGGGACTACAACTTCGCTGATATCTTGTTCTTTTCTGAATACTCCTGGAGCGATAAATTTTTGAGCCATTATTAAATCTCCTAAATAATATTATACTACATACAAACTCCTTTCAATCAATCAATATCGTGTAATAAATCACACTTTTAATTATTTATAATTTGGGATTTAATTAATTAACTATTATACTTAATTATGCAAAATCATTAAAACTGTTATCATGATCTGCTATTGCTTTAGACCAGTCGAAGCCATCACCATCAACTACAGGTCTGTCATCAATCAGAACTGGTTCTTCTTCATCTGTAACCTCTTTCAATCTAAATTTTTCTGCTATGGTTTTCTTAGATAAGTCTTTACCATCAAAAAATTCAGTCTTTACAAAATAAAGACCCCAGAACATTGATGTAACACAGTCATCGTGCTCGTTACCTGATGCTTTAAACACATTAGGTGCTGTTTCTTCATAAACTGATAGTTCGAAAAACGATTGTTTATCATAAATATGTAACCAACTGGCTTCTACATATCTTTTTAGTAAAATATTAGCAGCTAATTTAGATTTCTTGGTAGATCTAATACCAATTCCTTCTTTATCACAGTTAAGGATGTTCTCAAACTCAAATTCATAGAACATACTCTGAGCTACTTCACCACCAACGTCATTATTTTCTATCATGACATAAGCACCGTTGTAGTATTCTGATACTCCGATCACTGCTTGAGCAAAATCATTAGTAGAAATCATATTGTTTCTATATACGGCTACTTGATGTATCTCATATTCATCTACAACTTTTAATACTTGTATGACAGAATAGTCATTACCAGTTCCTTTAGCTGAGTCAACACCGAGAATATAGAACCCATCAGACTCTGGCTCTTCATATACTCTCATTAAATGTTTATGTATTACTGATATTGGTTCTTTAGTATAGTTACCTAGTCTTTCTAATAAGTTACCATCGATAAGAGTGCTTGATGATCCTAAGAACACCGCACCATATTCCTGGTTGAAACTGATAGCTCCGATATCTCGGATCATAGCTTCTTTCCATTCTTCGTCTCTACCTGGAACTTCCCACCAATTAACCTTAATAGGTCTAAAGTTATTTTCGTTTTTAACGGCCCCACGGTACAGATGATAGAACGGCCCCATACCATTAGGGGTTGACGATATAATGATCTTAGAGGTCTTACCAGACGAAATAGTAGGGAATACTGATCGTATGAAGTCATCAGCTACGTGAGTAGGTACGAATGCAAATTCGTCAAGATAAAGTAATGCAATTGATTCACCACGAAATGATGAAGACGCAGTTGATCCTGAAAGAATTCTTGATCCATTCTCTAATGTAATTGTAGTTTTAGACCAGTCCACAATACCTTGTTGAAGCCACAAAGGAAGTTCATGATAGGCTTCCTTAATTCTTCTCAATATTTCCATTGCGGTTTTCTCTCTGTTCGCAAGGATGGCTATAACTTTATCTTCCCTAAATAATGCATACCATAGAATATATATGGTTGCGAGGGTTGTCTTACCAATCTGACGAGAGGATAGTAATATATTATGAATACGAGGGTCTTCATCGCCAACAAATGCTTTAAGTACTCTTTTCTGATACTCATGTAGACGTATCTTTTGTTTACCTTCATCTATATTTACAATCTGGAAAAATTCTTCAGCAAAATAAATTAAATCTGTTGATGCTCTAACGTATTTTGTAAGTATCTCTGGACTGAGACGAATCTTTTCAGCTGCAGCTCTTAGGTTTGGGTCGTTGTTAAACATTCAAACTCCTTGTTGAAGTTATCACGACCGATATGTTTTATCATATCCCTTTTCCATGATTCACTTCTTCCTGGTATTTCCCACCAGTTAATTTTAATAGGCTTAAAATTATTCTCACCAGCTAAAGCCTTTCTGTATACGTCTGATGATTTGTACGAAGTAAATATTACTTCAGGTGATGAATTTGCTAATATTGATGGTACTACATCATATAAAAAGTCTCGGTGGATTTGGTTTTCATGATCATCTATGAATAGTAATGATACGTCATGTACTTTATATCCAATAGAGGGTTTGCGAAATGTTATTACTGATCCTTTTCCAAATTTTATATGATGTTCACTATGTTCAATACCGGGCTTTAACCATTCTGGCAATTCATCATAAAATAATTTTATAACTTTCTTAAGGTATCTGCTGTGCTGATGCGTCTTAGTTAAAGCTATAATGATTTTGTCTTCATTGAACAAAGCATGGTGTAGTATATAAATGGCAACTAAAGTAGTTGTTGTTGCTTGCCTACCTGCCAATAGAATACTATTACGAGAATATTCTTTATCTGCAAATTCATTTAAAACTCTTTTTTGAAAGTCATATAACTCTATTTTGTGAATACCACGGTCTGTGGTGCTGATATTAACATAATGTTCAGCGAAGTATACAATATCAACTTTGCATTTTGTGTGTTGCTTTAGCTGATGTTTCTTTTCAAGTTTTGTTCTTTTCAATTGGAACATATTATTCCCTCAATTCATTTCGTGTCTTATCGACATAACCCTTTATTATTTCTAATATTTTTTCTTTGGTTTTGTACCTGACATTCAATTCGGTTATTTGAGTAAACCATTCTCTGGATAGCTTGTTCTCTTTATTAGATAAAGCCATTGCGAGTTCATTAGCGTTCTTTTCTTTTATGAAGTGACTGAGTTTTTTAAACCAGTCCTGCTGATGGGATTTAATCTCTTCTTTGTCAATGTCTCCGAAATAGCCTTTCTTATAATAGCTATTAAAGACATCTTCAAATATCTCTTGTTCTTTCTGATCTAATTCATAGAAGGCTTTAAATTTCATCGTTTTTATTCTTCGAGCTAAGGGATACATCTGATGGGTTCTGTGAACTGAGTGCTACATCTTTCTCATCAATCTCAAACTTTGCTTCTACATCATTAAGAGCGTTATTGTTTTTAGCTTTCTTAACCATCTGTAACAAATCGGTCGATGACATATTATAGTTATTGACTTGAACATTACTAGCTGAACCGGAACCCGTTGCTTTAGCTTTAACGAGTTTCATATCTATAACTGATCTACTTAGTTCTCTAAGTTCCTTTAAGGCATCTATTTTGATCTTCGCTAACGTTGCGTACACTTCGTGAGTTCTCGGCTGTGTGCCGATCTTGATATCTTTCTTGAGCATATCCATAACGTCATCTACACCACAAATGGTTTCCTTGATCTCGGCTTCCATGTAGATTTTATCATCTAAAGTCCACTCATCCTTATTCAAGGTATCAACGATATTATTTTTTCTTACTTGTATTTCGTTAGCTTTATTCAAAATTTCTTCGCTTTCAAAATCTACGTCTAACGCATCTGATAATTTATTCAGTGCACCTAGATCTGTAGAGTTGTCTTTTTTGGACATAAATTAATCTCCCCTTATCGCACTCGTGAAAGCACCTCCGGTTTTAATTGAATTGTCAGACACGTCTATGTAATCGAATGTTGCTGAAAAATCATAGGCTGATGTATCTGGGGCTGCAGAGACATTACTGAAACCTGAAGTGTTGTATTGTTCGGCTAATATATTAACCTCTGCAACACCTGCACTCGTAACATCAGTATCTCTTACAAAGTATTTAGTTCTGATCTCTTTAATGATCGCAGCGTCTGTCAATGGTCTATACATAAATGCTTGTGCATTGAATGTTAATGTACCGTTG